TACAGGAACCTGACATGGAGCCTGAATACCTTGTGGAGTTGGCATTGCAGGAGAGGAAGGTCGCGTAGGGTGCAGGAGGAACTGGGAGAGGGCGCCCTTGAGAACAAGGTAGCCGCATTGGAGCGCCGTATCAAGGACCTAGAAACGATGCTGAAACTAGGACTGCTAGGTGGCGATACTGAGGCAACACTTCGGCAGCACACCGCCCTCCTCGGGAAGCTGATAGGTGACCAGACACTCGGTAACATCCTCATGGGGCCATTCCCTGGCTCGGCGCCTCCACAGGTGTTCCGTAGGGATGATGGCTCGTTCTATTCAGGCGGTACTATGGGGGTATGGCCGGAGGACCAAACCTTTTCTCCATGGGCGGACCGCCTGTGGACGCTTCCCTTCTATATGCCTGCCACGCCTAACTTCATCGACGAGATTGGTATTGAGGTCTCGGCCATAAATGTCGGTGGTGCTGGCAATGCACGTCTAGGTATCTATGACGACGACGGTAGCATCTATCCGGGTAAGTTGATTAAGGATGCCGGCTCGGTCATTACGGGCCTCCTGGGGCCTCACTACGCGACGGTGAACGAGTCAACCCCTAGGGGCCTCAAATGGCTCGTGGTGAACTTCGATGTTACGGTGGAGCTCAGGTTGACGGCCATACTGCAAAGCGCAGGGTCTTGGGCTCTGCTAGGGACAGGCCCTCCTCCCTTGAACCTTAACTATATGGCAGTGGGATACCGAGCGACTTCGAGTTACGGCCCGCTGCCTGAGGTCTACCCTGCTGGTGCGGAGGCCGTAGGTTCCTGCCCTCTAACGTACATTAGTTTCAAGCCAGGTGGTTGGTCTTAGTAGAAGGAGGTAAGCCATGCTAAAGGCATTCATCGAGGGTCTGACTCAGGAGGGTGGGTTCTTACGTGTCCGCTCCGTCATAGCCCTCACCGTGATCGGCGTGTACGTCTACACGGTGACCGTGGGTTCATCAGGGGTAGTCCCTGTGGAGGATGTCAAGGAGATAACCCTCCTAGTGGTGGCGTTCTACTTCATCACACGGGCGGCGCAAGGCGCACTGGGAGGTAAGACGAAATGAGCCTCATACGCGTCCTAGACGCATCAGCCTGGACCAAGGATATAGCCGAGTCAGCGTGGTCTGGTATACGGTCCTCGGGCATCGAGCAGTTCATTCCGCAGATACACGGCTCAGGTCCTGGTGGTACAGGCCTCAACCCGTACCTCAAGCAGCAATGCGAGGGGGCCCTGGCGGCAGGCATCACCGTTCACTCAGGGTACACCTGGCCCTCATGGCGCTGGCCGGAGTGCCTCGACTACTGGCGTAAGGAACTGTCCGTACCACTACTAGGTATCTGGCTTGATGTTGAGGCCGGAGCCGGTGTCCACCCCGACCAGATTGAGGACCTTAGGGCTATCGGCGTCGAGCCCGGTATCTATGCCAGCCGAAACTCCTGGTCGCGCATCATGGGTGCGGATACCCGGTTCCGAGATGTTGCCCTATGGGTAGCACACTACCGCGCTGGCCTCTGGCCGACTACACTGCGCGAGGGAGACGTACCGTACCTACCGAATAGCTGGCCGGAGGAGTTGGTGGTCGGCTGGCAGTGGATGGGTACGACTACCCTACAGGATGACCAGTTCGACCTTAACGTGTTCAATGGGGCTTGGCCAACACGGGTCGCTCCACCAGTCGATGAGGAGGAACTAACCGTGGAACAGTACAAGGAGTTGTCAGGGCTGATACAGACCCTGACCGGCCGAGTAAGTGGGCTTGAGGCGGACGTAGCGGGCCTTATGTCAGCACCGAAGCCACGACCAGCACCCGCACCTACGCCTAGCCGTCAGTCTGTCATCGTTAAGGGCGGTGACACTGCCGGCAAGTGGTTCAAGACAGAGGGTGCCTTGCTGCGCCTGAACCCGGAGTTCCCGAGTGTAGCCCACGACAAGGATAACCACGTCATACGGCGCTTCACGCCGTCCCGCGACTGGAACTTCATTATACCTGACGAGCGCCTGTTCACAAGCTAGAGCCAGGTGGCGCTCTGATAGGTCTTGAAGGGCACCTCGATACTCGGGTGGACATGAGCTAGCTCGGGCGGAAAGTCTACCTTGCCGTCCACCAATATCTCGTCGTGAATCTGTAGGGCTTCGTCCATACCGTACTCATCACATAGGAGCATCTGCCGCTTAACTGCGTCTGCCGCGCTGCCCTGAGCACCATAGTTACGGCCGCAGCGTCCTATGTGTCCGAAGGTTGCCTGACCCATGCCTGGCAGTCTGCACTTGCGTCCAAATACGGTTTCTACATACCCGATGTATGGCGCCTCACGTGACTGTGCCTCTAGCCACTCGGCCAACACAGAGTACAGGGCAAGCCACTCGGCAACGTAGGCCTTACACACAGCCGGAGGCAACCCCGTACTAGCTGCCAATGCCCGTGCACCACCCCCGAACGTCATCTCGAAGTTGAACACCTTAACACGCCGTCTTGCTTCCTTGTCATCGAGTGAAGTGTTAGGCCAGAGCCGCATTTGTGTGGCCGCATGGATGTCGTCCCCATCTTCGTAGGCCTTCAACATTACAGGGTCTCCGGATAGGTGGGCGAGCATCCGCATTTCAATCTGTGTATCGTCAAGGCTAGACCATGTGCCTGTGTCCGGTGCAAATATCTCCCGCATGAGGGCCGGTATGTTCTGGAGGTTGCGGTCTGATGACTTGAGCCGGCCTGTTGATGTGTCCAGGTATAGGTGAGTATAGGCGCGGTCATGCGGGTGAGCGATACCATCCTCGTCCAGACCTAACCAGGGTACTACGTAGTTGCTCTTGAGCTTAGTAACACCTCGGTACTGTCGGACGATAATCGCCATAGGGTCATCCAACGCCTTGAGGATGGCATCGCCTGTCATTAGCTGCCGCTTAGATTTCGTGAACGGTAGGAAGCTGCCTCTGCTGGCTAGGATGAACCCTACCTGTTGAGGACTGCCTGGGTTGAACCCTTCCTTCTCGCAGACGCCCTCGTAGAACACTTGCCGTTCACTCAGCTTTTTGTACCAGTCCTTAAGCAACTGGGGACGGAGCTTGATGCCGCGCTGAGATATACGCATAAGCAGAGGCATGATACGAATGTCCACCTGGTAGCACTCTTTCATGGCCTGGGTCACTGTGTGCGCTGTGGGCGCTCCTGGGTCATATCCAGATACGATATTTGGGGTGTAGCGCCAAGTGTGGGAATCCGCACTCCACCATGCATCCGCGCCCATTTGGTAGTATAGGCGATAGGTGGCCAGGCAGTCCTTCATACACTTGAGGGCTGTGACGGACTGCGGTATATCCAGCATAGTGCAGCCCTTTGGTAGGATGTCCGGGATAGACTGTATCTCGTAGGAGATATACGCCCTTGCCATGTCCTGTAGCACAACCGATGGTAGGCCCTGTACATGGCCCATCGTGGCCGTATCAGCGATTAGTGGTTGGCGCTTCGGTCCTACAAATATTGGGCCTACAAACTCGATGAGGCCAGCGATAGTCGGAGCGGTACCCCCTAAGTAGTATTCCAGTATGGCCGTCAGGTCATAGAGGGCATTATGGAATATCTTGAGCGCGGGGCTTGCTAGGAGCCGCCACGCTAGACGTAGGTGCTTGGACGGTACTGGCCGGGTCGGGAAGTATACCGCCTCGTCTGCACTAAGGGCAAACCCGATGCCAATACACCGGCGGTCCTTCAGTGAGACCGTCTCGGTGTCAACCGCAATGACCGGAGGCGTCTCCTCTAGTCGGGCTAGGAGTTGGTCCTCCGTATAGTCGTGATGACCAAGGTATGCTAGGTTAGCCAACGGTTACAATCTTTCGAGGCTCGCATGGATGGTAAGCATGAGCCTTCCTCATCCAGTCCACGATGCGTGCCGGGACAACCGGAGGAAATGGGCCGAGTACAATTGTACGGGTGAAGAACCGCCGAGCCTCCGCCTTGTCTCCGTGTTGAACCCACCAGCCGTAGCTATGTCCGTCTGCCCAGGCTATGGCCCAACAAAGTTGGCCACTAGGCAGGGGGTCATATAGGATGTGCTCGTCATCCAAGGTCTATCCCTGACAAGTCAACGCGGATAGTCGTGCCCGTCATGCGCCGCTGTATCTCGTCGTACTCGGTCCAACCTAGCTCATCGAGTACGAACGCTTGGCCGGCTGCTCGGCACACACCCTCGCCGCCGTCCATTGGGGTGCCGTCGGCCGCATAGGGCAGTATGTCGAACAGGTTGTTGCCTTCCATGTCCTGGAAGACGAATCGCCTTAGATGGTATTCGGACTCGTCGATGCAGGGGATGATGAAGCCTATCTCGACCTCGCCTTGCCACTTGTTAGCTGTCGCGGAAGTCGGCATCAGGCCTCCTCCCTTGTGACTGGCGCTCCGAGTCGGGTATCTGAGTAACGCCGCGTGTGAGTGGCCCTATCTCGTCCACCGCCTTCTCCAGTGCCTCCAGTTGCCACGCTATCAGGTCGGCCCTTGTTAGGGACCGCCGCCTCGATGATGCTATCTTGCGTTCCAGGTTCTTCCATGCGGCACCGTATATGTCCACGATTATCTCCTTACCATCCGTCCGACTAGTTCCTTGCTTCTGACTTGGACCGCACCGGCAGCATGGGCTCGACGCCGACGCCAACGTACGGTTATGTCGTAGTGCGGATGCTGACCGGACTGCCCTAGCTGGAACCATGACCGCCTCATACCGATGCGAGCAGCGAAGTCGTGGAGTTCGGCTAGGCTACTGTCGCTGACTAGGTGACCCTTCGCATCCATGAGTATCATTAGGGTTCCTCCCTATGTGATATGTCTATAAACTCGTCGGCGTCCTGTAGCTCCTTGAGTGCTGCCTTCATCTTATCGATGAGGGCGGACATCGCGCCTACAGTCTCGGCGGTGTAAACCCTCCGTGCGAATATCTCCGCCTTGAAGTGCTCGCCCTCACGAAGCTGCTCGATTAGGTCCGCGGCGTACTGCTCTTGCTTGTAGGTAGGGGGAATCGCCGAGCCACCAGGGCGGTTCAAGTTAGGCTTAGCCACGGCCCTCGGTGTCCGTCTCTGCGTGCCTCTCAGCCATTATGGTGCCTCGCGCGTTCTTCATGTCGGGGAACCAGCAAGGGCCCGTGGGTATCTTGCCGTCTAGGAACCTCCACCTCAACCACCTAAACGTGTAGTCCGCGATGGAGGCACACTCGGGTATGTCCTTGTTGTTCGTCCGGCCCTTTGGCTCAAACGACACACCTATCATCTTCTCGCACAGGTCATCAAGGGGAACCCCGACCTGCAACAGTATGGAGGTCCAAATGCCTAGAATATCTAGCAGCCCACGTAGGGTGCTGCCGACTTTGCCGACCTTAAGGAATAGCTCCCCAGGCTGGCCGTCAGGATACAGCCCTACGATGATGTACAGGTCGGTGCTCCAATCGATGACGACGCGGTGCGTGACGGACGCACGCTCGTCCGGGAGTCGCTTTCGGATTACGCGGTTCTCCATTAGTCACGCAGCCCGCTAGCGACCTGTATCATCGTCTCCTTGTGGCGCTCCTCGCCTAGGGCAATCGTCTCGTCCCAGTCGAAGCCTAGCTCGTTCACCAGGAGACGTAGTTGAATGGACGCGTCTGCGGTCGCCGCTCGGGCCTCGCCGTAGTAGGCCTTCGAGCTAGAGGTACCGCCCTTGAGGGCTGCAACCGCGTCGCAGTGGCTTATGCGGTACACGGCCTTCTGCAGGTCACCGACCTGGTAGCCCAGGCAAAGCGCGATACGCTCCGCAGTGACCATGTTGCCTAGGACCTTGAGAGCCCTGTTCCTGATGTCACCTATCTTCTCCATCATAACCTCCAAGCTATAATCGGGAGCAGTGCTATTGTGCCCCCTATGAAACCTGCTACTGACATGAGGAGTACCAGCCGCGCTCCATACCAGTTAGGGCCCGCCAGAGCCCCTGTTACAAGGGCAAATAGGAACGTAGTGGCCAGTACGACTGCGGCACCTATCACGGTTCCCTCCTGAATATGAGTATATCCTCGTCATCGACGGTCTTGATGCCCTTGGCAGCGGCCGGTGCTCGGTAGCTTGAGAACGGCATCTTCCATTTGTGCCAGGACTCCAGCTTGAAGCCGTTACGTTGGGCCTGGCGGATAATCTTCTCGGATAGTATCAACCTCCTTCCGGCTTGCATGGCATCCTTGCTAATGATAGCCATAGGTGCGTTGGGCACTAGGCGTTTGTGTAGGCGTTGGTAAACACGGGTCATACCGTGCTCAAAGAAGAACGGGTTGAGCCGACCAAGGTTCTGCGGGCTTGCCTGCTTGCCACCATAGGCAGCAATAACCTCTGGCGTGATACGGTCACTTGGCCCGGTGCGGGTCTCGCCGCCACTACTCAGTATATTGGAGTACGGTGGGCTGAATATTGCGGCATCACATAGGAAGTCTAGGTCCTGTATCTTCTGCCTACAGTCACCCTGAATAAGAGTTAGCTTACCCTGGATGTCCATAGGTGGGTCCTGGTCGAACCACATAGCCTTGGCCTTCTCAAGCAACGCCACGAACGGCGGTTCGATGTCAATGAGGACAACGCTTCGACCTTCCAGTAGGGCCAACATGAGGGTGCCCGTGCCGGCGAACGGGTCTATGATGGTATCGCCGGGCTCCGTCAGGTACCTCACAAGCTCCACGATGAGGTGCATATTAGCCTTGGCTGGATGGTCGAATACCTCAGGCGGGAACAGTTGCCGCCTCCACTGGATGTCTCGAGGGAACAGTATGAGGTCCTTTTGGTCTACCTGCTCTCGTGGATACTGTGCCGCGAAACCGTTATCAGGCATCAGTCCTACCTATCCTCCTTAAGAGCGTCCGTGCCGCTGAGAGGCCGATGCTCTGTTGCCTCTTTTCGGTGCGTGTGGTCACTTCTCCTATGTCCTTTGGTGAGGCACTGAGCACATGCCACACCGTGCCGAACCTGGCAATCAGGGCCTCTGCGCGCACCGTTCCAATGCCACTGCCAAGACTAACTAAGCCTTGGACCTGTGGGTTCGGGTGCCAGTCCATAGGCTTCATGTAGCGCCGGAAGGTGTCATGGTCGGCTTCGGCCTTCTGGTCAGACTTATAGAAGGCCACCAGCATCCTCGCCGTACAGACCATGTTAGGCGCGAAGTACACCTCCATGAACCGTGACACCCGGTACGTCCAGGCATAGACGACGTTCAGGGGCATCTTGAACTCACGGCCGGCGTGCATGATGCGCTTGTTGGTACGGGACTCGTACCAGGTGGCTGTGCCAGTCGGCGTCGGGGTCGCCACGCCCTCGACTATCAGCATCAGCCGCACATCGGGGTGTGCATCCTTCTGGCGCCGTAGCTGGTCCTCTACGTTGACCGCGCCGCCTAGGATGTCAGTGACGGTCTTGCGCTCTGCCTGTGAGGGGCCTTCGTGGCCCTGCCAGAGGTAGTCCGCGTATCCCTGGTCATTGAGGTTGGCCATGCCTGTAGGCACGGACTGGTTCAGCATGGAGTACATAGCGGACGGCTCGTGGTTGTCCTCCATCAAGGTGGTTAGGTTCTTGAGGTCGATGTCCCTGCCCATGGAGCCTACTCCTTCTTTACCGCACCGAACATGTTTAGTTCCTCAAGGCAGATACGGATGACGTACCCGCCTGGACGGTTCACCTCGAGCTTGCCGAGTTGGATGTACCGGTACATCGTTGACTTGTCAACCTTCAGGAAGTCTGCCGCCTCTGGCACGGTCAACCACACACAGGCCAGGTCGCGGCTATGACTGCACATCGGTCTGCCTCCTAACCAAAGTCACAAGGTGACAACGACCAGGCACCTTGCATACGCTGGAGCCTCGTTCCACTACGCGCCAATGAACGCTGCGGGCATAGATGAGGTGCAGGTGAACATCTCCCAATGGAGGCGGGTACTCCTCGACGGCGTGCTTATTGAGGTAGTCCGTATTGGTCTCCTGGTAGTGCTCACCGTACTCATCGCGGTCGAGCTTCCTCAGTCCCCGCTCTCTCCTACTGGGTATTGGCTTAACCATTGGCCTTCCTCAGGTCTAGCTGGATGCGGTCACCCGTAGCCAGAGCGACTCGGTCCGCGATGCCGTCCCAGGTAGGATTGTCCTGGAACGTGCCCTCAATAGGCAAGCTGTAGCCGAACTTCTTGAACTCGCACTTGACCGTACCTCTGTCCTTCGTCATGAGGATGGCAATGTCCACGAACCTGTGGGTGTTCTTGAGGCCTTCAAGGATACGCCTGCCGGTTGCCACGTCTTCAATCTCGCCCTTAGCGTTAGGCCGACTGGCGTACTCGTCGGTGAGGTGATGCACAGCAATGAGGTTCTTCCCAACGCCGGCGCCCGTGGTGTAGATGTCGCGGATGGCATCGTTGGTATTGCCGTACTCCTTCTGGAGCAGGCGCTCGCGCATCTTCATCTCTACGCCCTGCACCATGATGCGCTTGCCGGCGGCATCGAACGCCGCGTTCTGTAGGCTCTCAAGGTAGGCATCCGCCTTGACGCGTCTAGCTACGGTCATTGTGTCGAATACCAGGGTCTTGACCTCATTGGCCATGAACGCCTTAGCCGCCATAGCAATGAAGTAGGTCCAGAGGGTGACATAGCCCTTGACCCTAATCGAGTCCAACTGTACTGGTGGAGGCAACTCGAATACGGTAATGTCGTGCCCTATCCATAGCCCCGTCTCGCCCTCCATACGTCCCTGCAAAACCGGCTGTGTATCATACGGGACGTAGTGTATGTCCACGCCGTTAAATAGCTCGTTGAATCGACCGCCCATCATGGCCCGCTCCGCTCCCATGTCGAAGGCAAAGCCAACTAGGGGTAACGGCCCCGAGTATGCCAAGGTGGTCTTGCCTACGGCCTCGTCGCCCTCAATGCTGAGTAGCATTATGCACCATTCCCTCCCACCATCAGAGGCACAGTGGCCATAAACTCCTTGACCGCCTTCTCCTCGAACGGGTCTGCCTCCGAGCGGCGCGTCGCCGCCGCATACGCTCGGGCATAGTTGGGTTGCCTGAGCGCAATGATGATACCATACCGTAGGCCCAGGGTTGCCGACCCTGGGTCGATGCCTCCGACGTGGGCCTGCACCCAATATAGACTTGTTTGCCTGAGTACTTCGTTCTCAGTTGGCACGGTGGTCATTCTCCTTTCATTTCCTTGATTGCCTGGTTCGCGTCGCAGATTAGTTTGTAGCCGCAGCCCTCGCACTCCCAATCCTCGTTAGTGGTGAACTGTTCAGGTGGTGTGTCCGTCTCCAGTGAGGCCATGTACATGTCCCTACGCATCAGCATCCAGGCCCAGTTCATACCGATTTCCCATTGGGTAGCCTTGCCCTGCCATGCCTTGAGCATCGGGAACGGAGGAGCGTAGTCGCCCATAAGGTGCATGATGGCAAGGAGCATACGGTCATCCTTGTTGCATCTGAGGTATGACAATATCTGCCGCTTCCAAGTGTTCGGCAGTTCATCAGGGCCCTTCTTGGCAGAGTACCGCGTGAGCTTCAACTCTCCGGGGTAGTCCTCGTAAGTCAGGAAATCCGTGGCATATCCGATGCCGTCCAATACGCCTTCTATCTGTTGCTTGTGGCGCTTGAGGAGCACCTGCTCCAGGCCTATCCCCGTTGAGAACAGGAGGACCTCCCGAGGAGTGAACGGAAGCGGCTTCTTACGCTGATACCAGGACCGCGTAAGGCAGTAGATTAGCTCGGTGACATGGGGTAGGTGCTTGTCTATCCAGATTTCCTCACCCAGGTCCCGTAGCATCTGAGTCGCTAGGCTGCTGTCTTCCGTCCACTCCATCGGGCTATCCTTCTACTACTCCGGCGTATACCAGGCCGTATCCTGACAGTCCTGGCAGAGCCCTGAGACAGTGTACTCCCGTCGGTCTAGCTCAGTGTGGAACTCGGTGGCGGGACCGCCACAACCATTAGGTGGGTCTATGCAGCGGTCAGCCTCAATGGCTGTACGGCGGCCCGTCAGGTCCTCGAGGAGCCGTTCTATCTCAGGACTCTTAGGCGAAGGTATAGCCAACCTATCCTCCCAGGATGCGCTCGATAGCCAGGATGTCCTTCTGGAGTTCAAGCATACGATGTGCGGCTTGGGACATCTCCTGATATAGCCGTCTACGCCGCTCTATGAAGCTGCCCTCGAATGATGGTGGAGGGCCAGCACGGCCGAGGGCTTCGAATAACCGTGCACCCTGCTCCTCTTGTTCGGGTGGCCTACAGCACATGGACTAGACCTTGTGCAGCACGCCCTCGGCGTCCTCGGTCAGCTTGTTGGCCACCTTCATCGTGTCGAGCAGCTTGCGGTCGGTGATGGCGGTCACGATGTCGTTGCGTGCGGTGACCCTACGGTCCTGCAACAGTCCCTCGTACCAGGCACTGGCGGTCTTGCCGTCAGCCTGGCCAACCAGGAAGTCCATAAGCTCCTCGTCTGACTCGGCGGCCGAGCCTAGGCCCTCGACCTCGGTGATGTGCCAGCAGTCCACGTCGGCGTCGGCCCATAGGGGCCTGAGCCTACCGTCCAGCTTGGGCGTGCCGTCCTCCTCCAGTACGGGCATCCGCAGGGTGGCTGGCAGCATCTTCCAGGTCTGCCGCTTCCCGACCAGCACATCCAGGTCCGGGTCGGGCGTCAGCTTCCGTATGGAGCCGGCCAGGGCCTCCCAACGGGTGTTGCCACGCGACGCGGCAGGCGGTGCGTAGCCGATGCTCAACACGGCTATTGGGAACACGTACGGCTCGGTGGACAGGATGACATCCAGGTCTTTGAAGTTGAAGGTGATGACCTGGTACTTGCGGGGCGCTTCGCCAGGTGTGTCCGATGGGGACTCACGCGTCTCCGCTTCCCACGACTCCAGGATGGCGATGAACTCCTGCAGGGGACTTTGCCCAACCGGTGTGGCTAGGCTAGGCTTGAATGGTTCTTGGGTCACGGTGGTTCCTCCTATGAACTATACTATGATTTTCTTCTCCGATAGGTAGAACTGTAGGTCCTCTCGGTCGAATATCACCTCCTTTGGGTCAATGATGTCCTCAGCATGGCGGACCTTGTCGAAGGAGAGTTGAAGGAGTACCTTGCGGTCCTTCTCACCCTTCTTGGTTATCTTGATGATAGTATCCGCCCACCATGAGAACACGGCTGAACCTAGCATGTCGTCGTCGGGGTTAGCGTCGGACTCCTCATCTATAGTACCCTTCCTTGTATGGTGAATCAGGACAATACAGAACTTGAACTCGGCCATGAGGGCATCTATTGAATCAACAAATGCACGGGCAGAGTTAGGGTCTAGTATGTTACCTGATAGTGCCTTGTAAAGTGGGTCAATGATTAGGATGGTAGGCCGTACCTTCTCCAACTGAGCCCGGAGCAGCTTGTACCCGACGGCATCATCGAGCTTGAGGAAGGGCTCGGTCCAGACGTAGAACCTGTCAAGCATATCATTCGGGTCTCCGTACAGTACCTTCCATGCGTCGTACATCTTCATGAGGCGCTTGTGCAGCAGGGGGTGAGGTATCTCCATCTGGAGGTAGATGACCTTGTGGTCGCCCTTGATGTCGAACCCCGTCCAGGGCACACCACCGATGAGCGACATGTCGAGGTTCATCGCTAGCATGGATTTGCCGATTCCCTCGCGCCCGTACATAATCAGTTTGTTCTGTTCATAGAGGACACCGTTGCCGATGATTGCATCAGGGTAGTGAGGTTCCCACTTGAGGAAGTCGCCTAGTTTTTGCGGTTCCATTACCGCAGTCCTAGGCGAAGCCGCCATTTACTCACCGTAGATGGGTCTAAGCCTAGGAAGTTGGCCACCTCCACATTACTGCCGTGTCCGATAAGTTCTCTGATAGGTGCATCAAACTTCTCCTCAAGGAAACGCATAGCGAAGGTTGCGCCAGGCGTGGACGGCTTGGTCTTAGGTTCAAGGTGGCCGTGCGCGGTGCGGTCTAAGCCCCGCGCGTCGAGTATCTGCTGCTGTACGCGGCGTGCGTAGTGAGGCTTAGCCATTCACGTCCTCAGTGCATATCGTCATGGGCGGGCCTTCAGAGCCTTGATGCAACTCGGACAAGTTATTTTGACATCAGCGTGTGTCAGCAGGAAGTCCTGTATAGTCTTCCCGCAGGAAGTTCCCTGTCCTAATGTGCTAAAGTGCATAAAGTCGTCGCCTTTGACGGTGGCTCCGTTGTAGCGGTCTCTGCCACCAGAACCTTTCAACATCACGTAGTCTACACCGAGAACCTCAGCCCGCTCTATCATGTCGCTCATTTGTACCTCTCGCTTGGGAGACTGCATTTATCGAGGTGCTCCGCTGTCCAACGGTCTAAGCGCTCAAATTCAGCATGCCAATAGTCACGTTCAATCCGTGCTTGGCGGTTACGGTGCCACCACTTCATGATGGGCTCCCAGAAGAACTCGCCAGGGTGACTCAGTCGCCAAGTTATCTCGCTCATCGTTTCTCCTTCTCCCTCTCTTCGGGCGTGGCGGCGATGGCGGCACAGCCTTGACAATCATGGCGTGGGTGTTTAGGGAACGGCCCAGCGTCATGCCCATCAGCTTGCAGCGCCTCCCCGCGCAGCTTGTCCCGCGCCTTGTAGCCGTTGCGCTCCTCAGCCAATATCGTCACATACTTTGCGGGACTGTCCGTGTGGGCTGGCGTCGTGGCTGCCGCACCAAGCGCCTGAGCCAAAGCCGCCAGAACCTTATCCTCGCGCTCCTGTAGGCGGGCGTTCTCGGCCTCAAGGTCGGCAATCTCTTGCTTTTGTTGGCCTATCTTTTCCAGAGCGCAAGCCGGACAGTGGGAGCGTCCATCATGGATATGCTTACTCATTCGTCCTCCTTGGTGCCGCACACGGTGGTAGCACTCCCCAATGTTCCAGGAACATCAAGAAATACAGGAACGGCACAGAACCCATAATGATAATTCCGATAAGCAACAGAAACCACATGAAGGTGTCGTCGCTCATTCGTCCTCCTTGGTGCCGCACAGGATACGGTCAAGTTCAGCCATGCCACCCTTACCTCTAGGTTGCTTGCGCCATGTCTCTACCGCGTCCAGCTTCCCCTGCGCCTCCTTGTTCGCCTTGATGTGGTACAGGACGGCGTGTTTCCCACACCAGGGCTCCACGTCAACCCCGCACTCCAGGTCGTCACTAATCCAGCCGTCACCGTATGCACAGTTGGCCTTCCGTAGTCGGGCCTGTGCCTCGGCCAAAGCCGTAGCCGTCGTTGCCCCGTCCTTGAAGTGCATCTTCGCATGAGGGCCACAGAACCGTTTGTCGCAGAAGTAGCACCGATACCCCGCTGGTAGCCTTATGTCTTCAGGGGAGTCGGCACAGTCGTCGCACCGTTGCACCTCCGCCAACTGGCGCTCAAGGTCTATCTCATTGGCAGTACGGCCAGGGACTTGTCCTTGTTCCTTCATGGCTTAACTCCCAGGCTGCTAGGACATTGTTTGTGTCTACCTTCAGCCACTCCCTTCCGTAGCCGTGCCCGACCCATATCTGGAGCAGGCCCACGTACGGATTCCAGTCGGCGTAGGCACTGGAGTCTTGGCCTAGCGTACTCTCGCACCGCGCTATGCCTGTCCAATACGCGCATCCTTGGGGCCAGGAGTAGGCACAGATGAGGGTTGCAACATCAGCCGTAGGCCCAACGTCCTGCTGAGTTGGCTGATGCGCCACGTCTGTACTGTTGCCTCTGTCCAAGGATGCCAAATCACCTCGCCCTGCGTTAGTGTCCAGGTACACAACCTCAGGCTCTTCGGCGGTGGTAGCCGATGCACGTCCTTGTGCCTGCATGTGAGCCAGTGTATGAGGCGGAACATCTACCGACGCCTCCCTGCGAATAGACGGGCTATCAACTGCCACTCCGTCTGTGATAAGGTCACTCGCATCGACTACTCCTAGCATGAGCCCGATGGCTAGTCCGATGATTAGGTACCGGCTTACGTTCCTGTGGTTGCACCTCCTCAGGTTTACGGCAGTAGTAGTCGTTCAGTGTTAGGTAGGGTATATGGAACCTGAGGTCCCACATGGGCCTACCACATCTAGGACAGTTACCTCTCACGCGTTACCTTAATCCCCGTCCTCGGGAATTCCCCCTACGTCATGCTCAGGCTTCTCGTCGTCAGGATGAAGCCGACTCGTTGCCTCCAACGTTATCCACGAGGCGAGCAGTTCGCGGTACTCCTCGAGGTGCTCGATGGCCTCATCAAGCTCCGTGTTGGGCAGTGGCTTGCCGCTGCGCTTGGGCCTATCAGTGATACTCTGCCGTCGGTCTCGCCAGGTGGATAGCCGTCTGATGAGGTCCGTGACGTGTCCGACTGGTCGGCGCAGAGACGGCCCTCCGTCTTTTAGTGCCGTACGGAGGCGCTCTATGTGGCCCACCTGCGTCCAGTAATCGTACTCTAGCCAACGGTGCGCCATCACAGGAGGCAGTGCCTCATATACGGCGATGATGACTGCGCCTGTCTCGCCGTGCGCTTCACGTATAACCTGGACTTTCCTTTCATCAAGGTCGCTTGGCATCCTAGTTCTCCTTCACCTGTGTTACCATTGCTATCAGGTCTTTGAGCCTGGCTACCGATTCCTGGGCCTGCTTCTCTCCGCTCTTATCGAGCATCAGCGAGGTCTCCAGTACGGTGCCAAGGTCAGGGTCCAATAGGGCTATCTTCAGGCCAACTAATAGGAAGTAGGTGCCTACTAGCTCCGCGTCGAAGGGGACGCCGCTTCTCTCCATCGTTCCCAGGCCTTGGCGGATTACCTCATCGACGAGGACCCTTACCTTATCTTTGGCCGTTAGCTCGTCTTCCGGCATAGTGGTCATCCTTTCAGAATCAACTCCTTGCCGTTCTCGATGTCCTGGGTATGCGATGCACAGAACCGGAACACTACCTTGCCTATGTAGTGCTGGCGCTCGGTGCAGGCTATCTCCTGGCAGGTACCTAACTCTAGCATCTTAACGGTTTGCATAATTTTCCTCGTTCTTGGAGGGGGTTACCGCTGTTCACTGATTGGGGGTGCCTTTCAGCTATCAACCTTAGGGAGGGTGCGGCGGTAACCCCCATGCTTACGGCATCCATGTGCCTGGAGTCGACTCCTTAGGGTACGGCTCAATGGTCAAAGGCTCCCATATAGGCCCTATGATGTAAGGCATGGGTCCTCGATAGCCCTTCTCCCATAGCCGCCAGTATGTCATCAGCCAGTCGCGCATAGCCGTAGACTTGTGACCTAATCCTGCCGTACTTGCCACTATTCGGTCAGCCATTCGCGGCTCCTTTCAATATAACCCTGGGCCGCCGTGACCTCACGGAAGACGACGACCCAGGGCAGGACGGTTGCCCATACACCGCGATGGCGGGTACGGTGCGGGCCTGGAATTGACTCATTAGTCCCAGCCTCGACAACCGCAGTAGTAGTAGTCGTGGTCGAGGCCTTCCTTCGGGGTGAACTCGGCAGTCACACATCGGCTGGAGTCCCAGGGCACTGCCTCACCTTCAACTCCAGTCCCTGGGTGAGGCGCGTAATGCCCTCTGCTGTGCCATTCGGTGTCAGTACCTCCACAGTAGCGGCAATGGGTCGCCGCCCAGATGGAGCCAGGACCCCTATGCTCAAAGAACGGCAGCTTCCAGTCGGAGGGCTGCTCGCCCTTACCACATGAGGAACAGATGGCAACCCGACCATTGAGGTCCGGCTTGGTTGCGGCTACTCTGGTTGCGCCTGGGTTAATGCCTACGCAGATGCCGCATACGGGGTCGCCTAGAGTTGCGCCGCCTTCGTCCTCCCCATTGCCTCGAGTCGCCGGCCAAGGGTTCATGGTGTAGGCACCGTTGTTCGTATGCCCGCACTCCATGAGTATGTCGCCGCGTACTTCACCCATCAGAGGACTCCTCGGGCTCCAGCCCACAGGCTGCTAGGAATTGCTCACGGTCGAAGCCACCTCCGTAGTCGTGAAGCCCCTCGCTAGCATGGAAGGCGCTGTGAAAGATGCCGCACGTTCGACAGAAGGGCAAGTTGTCG